TCTCTATATGGGAGCATAAATGGCTACAACCTACAAAGTACTAGGGCAGTCTGCCCCTGCTGCGACAACGCAAGCAGATCTCTACACAGTGCCTGCTGCTACTTCAACGATTGTCTCTACAATCACCGTAGCCAATAGAGGCGCAACTTCAGGAACCTACCGCGTCTACGTAAGAGTCGCAGGTGCTGCTGCCGCTAACGCACAGTATTTAATCTATGACGCATCTCTGTCTGCTAACTCGACAGACACAATGACCTTGGGAATTACCTTGGCTGCGACAGATGTTGTATCAGTCTACGCATCCAACGCTAACTTCTCATTCAACGCATTCGGAACGGAGCTATCATAATATGGCTATAGGACGTATTCCAGAACCAGGGACTGGTATCCCTGAGTCTATCGTTGACGCTAAGGGTGATATTGTCACAGCGACCGCTGCTGACACCCCAGCGCGTCTTGCGGTAGGAACTAATGACCAGCGCCTAGTCGCTGCTTCAGGTGAGGCCACAGGCCTTAAGTATGTTTCAGATACCCAGAATACCGTAGTCGATGCCAAGGGTGACCTGATCGTAGGTACCGCTGCAGATACGGTAGCCCGCCTAGCTGTAGGCACAAACGGCCACACACTCGTAGCGGATTCTGCCCAAAGCACAGGAATTAAATGGGCCGTTGACCCTGTGGCAGATATTGTTACAACGGCTGGAGATATTCTTTATGCAACGGCAGCCGACACAATTACTCGACTAGGTATAGGAACGGCTGGTCAAGTTTTGACAGTGAATTCGGGTGCTACGGCTCCGGAATGGGCCGCTGCTGGTGGCGGTTCAACAACAGCGGCAGGTTGTTCGCTTTACAGTTCTGTTAGTGTATCCATACCGAACAGTACCTGGACTGCTGTAAATTTTAATAGCGAAAGTTTAGACACAAATGCTTATCACAGCACATCGTCAAACACTTCTCGGATTACGATTCCAGCCGGAAAAGCCGGAAAATACATAATTTTTGGTAAAGCACAATTTCAGAAAAATGGAACAGGTCGCAGATTAGCCAAATTACGAATTAACGGAACCGGAACTTCTTATTCCGAAGGCGAAGCCCCACCTTCCAATAATCAAGACACCAGCATTACATTAACCTGCATTAACTTTGCTAGTCTATCTGTAAACGATTATCTTGAATTGTATGTTTATCAAGAATCGGGCGGAAGCCTTGACCAATTAGGCGGCAGCGAGGCTAATGTTAATCTCGGTTTAGTTTACATAGGTTCCTAAGGAGTAATGATGATTAAATTTAACAAGCCGGAAAATCTAAACGGTGCAGAATTGTTGCAAGAATTAGCGAATGTTGGAATTGTGTTGGAACCAATTATTCAATCGCCGATTGTTGATGGAAACGGCAATTTATGGTTGGACATTGACAGCGCCGATGAATCAAAAGCCGCAGCCGTTGTTGCTGCCCATAATGGAAACACAGTCGCGCCTGAGCCTAGTATTGGCGATAAATTGGCAAGCGTTGGCGTAAGCATTGATGACCTAAAGGCTGCGCTAAGTATTTAGCACAATCCCTCAAGATTATGCCCTGCCCTTTTAGGGGGCAGGGTCAGTCTTAGGCTAGGCCGAGTGCGGTTTTCAGGTCGTTTAGATTCAGACCGACTGAGGCCAGTTTGTCTTCGATTGTTGGCTCAGGTGCTACTGTCGTTCCGTTGTGAGCAGCAACAACGGCTTCGGCTTTTGCTTTGTCCGCTTCTAATATATCCAACCATAAACGACCTTCGCCATCAACCATTGGTGCTTGATAGTAAGAATCTAAAACAATTCCAACTGTCGCTAATTCGTCAAGAAGTTCAGCGCCATTAAGATTTTGTGGTTTTGTAAATTCTAACATTATTTCTCCTAACTTCCTATTAAATAAGCACCAAAGAATTGGTTTCCGCCTGTTTGGACTGTTCCGCCGCCATTTTGGAAAACCATCATTTGAATGTAATCACCTACGGCTAAATCGCACACAAAAAACATTTGAGGATGAGAACCGCCGGTAAAGGTAATGATGCTTGAACCCAAATCCGTTCCGCTAATTAGGCGAGAGCCGTTTTTCCATACATTCACAATAAGAACGTTACTGGTTTGATTGGTATTAAATCCACCGCCGAAAATCCAATACTTACCCCCTTTTCCCGAAGGAATTGTAATTCTGGAAGTATTAGAAGTAGTGCTGTGATAGCCATCTGTGTCAAGCCACTCTGCGCTAAAAGTCATAGCAGTCCAAGTAGCATTGGCAATTCCGGTTTGAGCCGAATCATCATTATGAACTAGGCATCCAGCAAAAGTTGAACCGGAAGATGGGGCTTGCCACTTTAATCCTGTCGTTTCCGAACTATCCGCTACGAAAAATGCGATCTTCCGTAGCGGAACAATCTCGGAGGATTATGCTAGGAAAGCAGTAGTCGGGCTTCCTCGGCGGTGATGCCTAAGCGGTCAAGAAGGGCTTGCTTCTTGGCTTCGGCTTCCGTTTTCGCCTGTGCTTCGGCTTCTTGCCTTTTTACAAATTCTTGATGCTCTTTTGCTCTAAATTCTTTTTCTTCTTCACTTACAGGAACTTCAAAAGTTTCTTGTGTTTGGCAATCTATAATTACATTTATCATTTTTTATCCTAATCCGTAAAGTGAAAACGAAGAACCGGCAATAAAATTGCCAACGCTAGAAAGTAATTTTACTTCAGTTATTGCTGCGGTGTTATCCCAAGAAACATTTATCAATCTCGTAAATAAATCAGTTCCACTAATACCTGCATTTTGAAAAAGAGCGGTCTTTTTTAATGTAGTTCCCGCATATTTTGGAATGATTATTTGGCAAGCACCAACATATTTAGCATCGGTGCTTGAATTAGGAAGTGCCATATCTCCCTTAGCAGTGCTACTATACAAATTGACTGATTCGCCAGCCGTACCACTTCTACCAGAGCCGACAAGATAATAATTGCTTGCCGTATCTGTATTAAATTCAATTTGTAAAGCCGCCGAGGTGCTGGAAGTTCTGCCGGTAATTAAAACCATAAGGTCTTGGTAACTGCCACTTATTGACGAAAAAGTGACCGAAGAAGCGGCTGTGCCTAAAGTTGTATTAGCAATCAGAGTCATACCGCTAGAAGAAGCAGCCTGCCACTTGAGTCCGGTGCTGGTTGAAGAGTCCGCTACAAGACTTCCGATTGTTCCTGGCACAATCCTGTGCAAATGTGTTTGACAAGAGAATAATCCCCTTACTAAAGTGCAGGTTATGGAACAGACACCATTAGAAGTAATCAGAGAAAAACTACAGAACCGCTATGAAACACAGGGCTTCTCAGAGGCCTTGTTCAGAAATGACTTCAACCTACTAGTGCGCCTTGGGGTACACCCAGAGGTGGCTACCGTTGAGGATTTGCAAAGGCTCATAATGAGCGTAAAGGCTTCATCAACCAAGGGAACCTACGCTGCTAGGATCAGGAGCATCTTCAAGGCTTTACGCAAGATGGGCTTGATTACCAATCAGGCTGACCTAGACCTACCGGCTGTGCGTAAGGGAAGGGGATTACCCCATCCGCTGACGCCAGGTGAGGCAGAGTTGGTTATGACCAGAGCTGAGATGCCTATGAGGGATTGGTTCATCATAGGCTGTAAAGCGGGCCTACGGGCTATGGAGGTATCAAACCTTCGAGGGGTAGACCTAGAGAAGAACGAGGACGGATACGTCCTTAGAGTGGCTGGTAAGGGCGGTACAGACCTATCTGTGCCGGTTGCTGAGGTTGTCGCTCAGGTAATCTTGAAGCACGAGACCTATGGCAAGATATGGTCGGTCACACCGAATCAGTTGACCAAGATGTGCTCTGCTGAAATGAAGCGACTTGGGATACCTAAGAAGACTTTCCACGCCTGTCGTCATTACTTTGCTACCACAATGCTTGAGAAATCAGGCGGAGATTTACTAGCCGTCAGAGATTTGATGAGGCATTCAAGCGTAGCAACAACTCAAGTCTATACCCAACTAGCATCTGGCAGAACTAGATCGCTGGTTAATCTACTTTAAGGAGAACTAATGGCACCTTACGGTGACGATATTACAGAGGGCATTCCGTATGTTCTGTCCAATCCGGCAGGTGCCACCAGTTACTCATCTACAGGCGAGGCTTATGACGTAGCCTTTGCTGGTCTACCGTTCTTCGTTGCAGCATCTGATGATAGTCCCTATCGAAGAGTGACTGCTCAGTACCGTAAGCAACAGTATGACCAGACCAGAGAAGCCGGAGAGCAATCGCTAACTGGTTGGTGGCTTAGATCCCAGTCATCGTTTCATCTAGGTCAGGGCATCAAGTACTTTGAGCCTGCTCAGGATGAAAGTCTTCGCTTCCAATATACCGAGTCTAAAGGTGTAGATGTTTGGACTAAGGGACAAGCAAGTCTTATCTATGATGTTGATTTAAGCCACGCAACTACTGGTCTATTGAAGTCTAACAATAGACCCAACCAGCATCTTAGATCCATAGAGTGGACTCAAAGTGGTAACAACTATGACGGTGTGTTACTGCACGACGACGGCGACATTGACAAGATTATCCCAATCATAACGGCAAGCGTTACCAATAAGGCTCTGACTTCTAACGTTGCTACCTTGACTACCGCCGCTGCTCACGGCTTTGCCGCTGGCTTTGAGGTAACCGTTGCTGGCGTAGATGCAACCTTTAATGGTACTTATACCATCACTACCGTTCCTACCTCTACAACCTTTACCTACGCCAAGACTGCATCAAACGTGGCATCAACCCCAGTATCACCTGCTGGTACTGCAACTAGCGAATTAGAACACTTCGTTGACTACGCAGGAGGCGGTGCTTACCGCGTCTATGCGATGTGTGACGATGGCGTCTATGTCTATTGGATTACCTTGATTGATGACTCAGGTACCGATAAGACCGCTATGTATAAGCGTCCTATTGATTCCTCTTCCGCTGCTACGGAAATGTTCAAGACTACCTCAATCATCGTAACCGATGCCTGTATGGAGTTCACCAAAGAGCGTATCGTAGCGACAATCAATAACAAAGTATTTGAAATCTCAACTACCGCTACATCTCTACCTACTGCTGTCTATACCCACCCAGTAGATGACTTTAACTACACCAGCATTACCTCATCAGGCGCTGCTATCTACTGCGCTGGATTTTCTGGTTCACAATCCAATATCCAGAAGTTTACCCTTACTACCGCTGGTGCTATGCCTACATTAACCAGCGCTATTACTGCCGCTGAAATGCCTAGCGGTGAACTTATCTACAAGATTTACTATTACCTAGGTTATATGCTCATTGGTACTACCAAGGGTGTACGAGTAGCAGCAGTATCTGATGATGGATCTCTAGCCTATGGCCCTATAATCTTTGAATCAGAGCAACCAGTCTATGACTTTGCAGCTCGTGATAAGTTCGTATGGTGCGCTACTAATGTAGATGGAGCACCTGGAACTACTCGCATTGACCTATCTGCTCAGGTATCTCAGTTGGTATTTGCATACGCTTGGGACACTTACTACTTCCCAGAGACTGTAGCCAATAGAATCACCGGTCATAGAACTACAGCCTGTGCTTTTATTAATGGAACTGACCGTCTAGCATTTTGCACCAACAAGGTTAGCTCTACTGACGGTAGGGTCTACATTGAATCTGATACAAGATTGGTCTATCAGGGTTATCTACAGACAGGCTTTATACGCTATAACACATTAGAGCCTAAGCTCTTTAAGTTAATCCTGCCTAGATTTATCTCTACCAATGGTGGCCTTGAGATTAAATCTATTGACTCTGCCGATACTGAATATGTAATTGGTAACTACGCACAAGGTGATGACATCGGTGAGACCGGTGTGCCTTATCCAAACTCTGCTCAAGAATATCTAGGCTTTAAGTTTACTATCAGTAGGTCATCTACCAATACCTCTCTAGGACCGCTATTCAATGGATACCAAGTCAAGGCTCTGCCTGCTATCCCAAGACAGCGATTAATCCAATACCCAGTCTTCTGCTATGACCACGAGAGCGACAAGTTCGGAGTCGAAGTTGGCTACGAAGGTAGCGCTTGGGATCGTATGCAGCAGTTAGAAGCAGTAGAGAACTTGGGCGATACCATCCGCGTCCAAGACTTTAGAACCGGTGAGTCATATATCGGACTTATTGAAGAGATGGATTTCATTAACCGCACACCAACAGACAAGAGATTCTCCGGCTTTGGAGGCATCTTGATTGTCACCATTAGATCAATCTAGGAGCCGTAAATGACCCCTACTGAATGGGCTGGCATAGCCGTAGCCGTAACAACCCTTGTAACAGCCTTTGCAGGGCTTGTAAGGTGGCTTGTAAAGCATTACCTAACCGAACTTAAGCCCAATGGTGGGTCGTCTATTAAGGACAAAGTAAACGCATTAGAGCAGAAGGTTGACCTGCTGACTGATTTAGTCAAGGAAGCCATTAGGAGATGAATGAAACCGAAGATAGCCAAGGTAGCAAGTCCTGCTGCTATTGCTGTGCTACGTCAGGCGACAGCATTGTGGCCCAAGCGCAAGAAAGCGTCAGACGGATTATTGCCTTCATCGGCTCACCTAGCAACGAGTCCCAACAGCGATCACAACACCGGCCTTGCTGTTGATTTGACTCACGACCCAGAGAATGGGGTTGATTGTGCGAAACTATTTGAAGAATTTAAGGAAGACCCGAGGGTTGCCTACCTTATCTTCAATAAGAAAATTTGGTCACGCAAGTTGGCTAGCTCTGGCAATCGTGTTTACACTGGCAGTAACCCTCATACTAAGCATCTTCATATTTCTATCGATCCTGATACCGCTGGCGATACTAGCCCTTGGTTCTGGTGGATGAATCAACCTAAGATTGTGAACCAGGTAAAGGCAAAGTTAGCGCCTAAGCCAAAGAAGAAACCAGCAGAGGTAGAAGTTTGCACCTGCTGCAAGGTTCACAATAACAAACGAAAGGCAATCTAAATGAAGGAACAGTTCAAGCAAGTATCTCTTACTTGGTTCCGTGCTGCAG